CTTCTTGATTTTTTCGTGCTGTTTGTGAAACAAAATTTATTCACATTCTTACCAAAAAAGAAATTAAGGAGCGATAGTTTTGAGACATACCTCAAATAGCAATGCAGCACCCGGTGTAAAAACAGCACTACGTCGGGCACATAATGACTTATTATTAGATGGAATTGATGAAGATTCAGTTTTGTCGAATAATTTATGTTATAAATGGACTACAAGAAAGAGTTTTGTGAAAACAGAAAATCAACTGTTACAATCTCCTCTTGGTATGAAACAAAAAGCACCAAGGTTAATACAAGGTGCTGGGCCAGAATATGTTTCATTAGTCGGTCCATTTTTTAGTCGGTTTCAGCGTTACATGAAAAGTATGTGGGGTGAAGACAGTTTTATTCATTTTACATCAGGTGCCACAAATTTGGGAATGGGAAACTTCATTAATAAGAATGAAGATTGGAACATTTTTGAAAATGATATTGCCGCCTTTGATTCATGTATACATCCAAAGCTTTGTAATTTAGAAGTGTGGATTGCCAAGCAGTTTGGGGCAAAACGCGCAGTTTTGGATTTAATGGCCGCTAATATTAATACCCATGGTTTCACAACTAATGGTTGGAAGTATAAAGTCCCGGGAACTAGAAAATCCGGTGATCCTTTCACCTCCTGTTTTAACTCATTGCTAAATGCAATGATGCATATTTTTACTTATCACTTGCAAACAGGCTGTCCTATTGACGAAATTTGTCAACATATGAGGATGTTAGTTATGGGAGACGACAACTTGATGCGACATGATGGCAATCGTGTCTCATTTTCTCAAGATTTCTTAAGTTTGGGCTTCGTTACGGAGTGCACTTACCGAGAGAATATCTTTGAGGCTGAGTTTTGTTCTAGTTTCCCAGTTAGTTGTAAACAAGGCATGTGTTTTATACCCATGCCTGGTAAAATTATAGCCAAGTTTGGTTATTTCATTGCTCCACCATTAACAACAGATCCTAAATGTTTATTGGCTGGAGTTGTACAAGGGTTGCA